CCAATCTGGAATAACATAATTAGGAATTTTCTTAGAATTAATATACTGATAATATGATTCAATTTGCTTCATTGAAATTTCAGCATCACCGCCATCATAAAATGGATCAGCATTTAATCCGTTTTGCAAATCATAAACATAATCAGTTATCAAATCAGACAAATCAAACCATTGAATTCCGTCTTTATCTACTAATCCCTATGATTCTTTTATTAAATTACTCATTTTATAATAATTTTTATTTAGACTTTTTATTTAAATAATTATCAAGATTTTTTTTATTTTCTTCTGTTTTTTGAGAATTATATTTATTCCATAATATAAATGCATTTTGTAATATCTAGTCATTTTCAAATTTTTCCTATAGTTTTGCACCACCTTCATAAAGTTTTTTAAGCATATCATATTTTGACTTTATTAAATCATAAATCCATGAGTTCCATTTATCTGGATTTTTAATATATGCATTATAAATAATTTTATCTATTGCTTTTTTATAAATATTTAAACGATTTAATAATATTGGCTATAATTTTTTAAAAATATCAGTAGCTTTATAGCCATTATTTATCAATTTTAAGTATTTTTCTGCAGGTTTATTAAATAATGCAGCGATATCTACATAAACAGCTTTAAATACAGTTTTTGCTTTGTTTTCATTATCTAATAAATTTCCTTCATTTTCAATAAAAATATCATTATATATTGTTTTTGCAGAAACATAATATGTAATTTTATCAAATGTATCATTATTTACAATAAATGATATTATAATATCATTACATATCTTTTTATTTCTATTAATTATTGTATTAATATCAATTTTTAATAACTATTTATATGTTTCATTATAATCAATATTAAAATCAAATTTATAATATTTAGTATTAACCTCAATATAGTAAATATTAAGATATTCACGTTTAAAATAGTAAAAATCATATTTTAATAAATATATTTCAAATTCATTAAGACTTGTTGCATTTATAATTCCATTATCCTTTTTAATTTCGTTTATAATATTAATTTCGCCAATAATATTATCTACATATTTATAATTTTTAAAAAAATTTTTATTGATGACATTATTTATTTTAAAAGAAAATTCGTGTAATCTACTTTTCATTTCATCAAAATCTAAAAGATAAAATAATGCACTTAACCATTGTGCACGGTTTTTACAATCACTATCTGCTGCAAATATTTTTGCAAAGGAGTTTCCAGAATAATTATCTAAAGATGACTTTTGTGATTTATATAAATGTATATAATAACTATATGCATGTTGTAATTCATGAATTAATATTGTTACTATTGCTTTTTTATCTTTTACAATTTTTTAATGCCGTCATCATTTAAATAATTTTTTAAACATCCTAAAGATATAGTAGCTATTAATTTATTATTTTCTAATTTAGAGTAATTAGTCCAAAAACTACCAGGGCTTTTACAATACTCTGATTTCGGATCTTTAGATATGCAAATATATAAAGTTGATAACCATTTAGGCATATGATAAATAAGATCTTTAGTCTATTCGATATTAGAAGAAATCCCAACTCTACATATTTTGTGATTTTGCAAAAATTTTATTATTTCTTTTAAAAAACTACAATTATTTTCGCATAAATAATTTACAATATCTATGCTAAAAGTTTTCCATTCAATTCCAGGCTTATCAACAATACCCTATGATTCTTTTATCAAGTTTCTATTTTTCATAAATAAATAAAATGAAATACTATTTTATTATTTATTAAATTTTCATTATCGTGAAGTTATTTTATTTTGAAAATAAATAAATAAATAAAATATAAAATTGAAATTATTTAATTAACTATGGCACAATGGGAAAATATTAATAGTGAAGGACTCGATAGATGGGGTCACTTTACATCATCTAAAAGATCAATGGAATTACATGAGCCAATCTATATAAATTTATGGACTGCTCAAATTTTACCATCAGATCTTCCAAATGGCATGTTAGAATATGGATATGGAGATGACGATGTTAAAATCGTTCTTGAAGGTTTAAGGCAAGTTACCGGTCTTGATACTCAACGTGGTGTTGGATCAGTAAACCAAAAATATAAACAGGCTGAACGTGGTTTTGCTGGTTCTGCTCCAGGTCAAACTCACTTAGAGCTTCAGATGACATTTGAATTGAATATCAAACGTAATGATGACGGAACTAATGATAACTATACATATAAATTCTTACGTCGTTGGAGTGATTTGACATATGATCCATTAACAGGCCGTATGCATATTAAAAAGAATTATGCTGCTAAAGCAATAACAATTATGTTGCATGATAAAGAAGGAAAGCCAATTCACCAATGGATTTGCTACAATTTATTCCCAATTTCTCAAGTTCCATCCCCTCAATTAAACTACGACAATAGTGCAATTTGGAATAATTTTAATATATCATTCTGGTGTGACTACTATGATGAAGCAATTCTTTAATTTGCAAATCATAAATATTAAAAATAAAAATGCGGGATTTAATTTCCTGCATTTTTTGTTATTAAAATAATTTTTCATTTTCAAATTTAATTTCTTTACTATGTCCGGTATCTCGTAATCTAGTTAGCCTCCCGACAAATTCATCTTCAGTTAATAATGTTTTCATCCTGTCTCTATGTCCAATTGAATGTATTAGCTTATATCCTTTAGTAGAATCTAGAGCTTTTCTAAAATCTGCATTCGTATATAGAGCATCATAAGCATCATCAAACAAATCTTGATACTCTTGACTTCTTCTATCTATTGCTTTTCCTTGCCAATAAACCTTCATATCAAAATTCCAAGGTTTTGTGGAATTTTTAGCTTCCATGCCAGATAATAAAAATATCCGCATTTGTTCAATTTGGTCTTTATATGTTAATCCAGCAATTAATCCTTCCATTGAATTTATAGAAAATCCTCTAAAATTAAATGGGTGTTCCATAAAATTAGATAATGCATTTGCTGGATATTTTCCGCCACTATAAATGTCTATTGTCATAATTACTTATTAGAATATTTAAGGAATTGTGCAACTTGAATATTCTAACTATTATATGATATAGTCTGCTTAAAGTTTCCTACTACTTTTTCCCACCAGCTCTTCTATGCTGAATATGTTCCGGCATTAGATTTGTCTGGTTTTCCAATATGGTAGTGTTTAACAGTATTTCCAGTATCATCTTTAGATGTTTCTATACCTAAATAAACTCCATTAATTATCATATCATATAAAGTTTTGTTGTCAGAAATAATATATTGTGCAACTTCATCAAATGTAGTTCCTTGATCATTGATAATATCTATTGCATCACCTGTTGCATGAGGAGATGTTTTAGAACTATACCAAACAATATCACCATTAGCATTCACAAATTTCCATAGATTTCCATCTTGAACGGTAGCAACTTCAACTTTATTTCCATTTTCATCTGCAAACCATCTTCGTCCAGAAACCAATTTTATCTTTTTGCCGCCAGCTGAACATGCAGAAACAATATCATTATATATAATTACCATATATGGATTCAAGCCATTAGTTGTCATTGTTTCTTGTTTTGCACTATTAGCATCATTTGCATTTTGTTCTTCTGGTGTAGTGTTTACAGATTCTTTAACTGAACCAGTTGTTGGATCATTTTTAATTATCATTTCATCTGTAGTTTTCTATTCATCTTGCTGCTATCCCTAATTTTTAACATAACCCGGAATTGGCCATTCGCGTCTAGTTAATGTTAATTCAGTCCTCCATTGAGTTCCTACTCTTGGATTGTCTTTATCATAAATCCAACGAATTTTTTGAATAATAAACCACCCAGATGCAGATGCCATGGCTTGCTAATATATTAACTAATTATCATCATTAGCTTGCATATAATTTATAGTTGGACTAAAATTATCTCGCAATAATGCCGGAATTTTTTCACCGCGCATAATTTGCATATTGCAACCATTTAATGTTACATCAATTGTTTTCTTTTTAAGCCACATATTGCATAAATAATTATGTCCGTCTGCGGTTTCATAGAATTTGTTAGTATTGCCGGATGCAAACATATTGCTTCCTGTTTCTACTATTTCTTTTCCATCTTCATCGGATTGGGTTTCTGCGATCTAACCACCTTGAACTGCTTTATGCTAATTAACAAATGAACCATTGTTTGCCTATGTATATGTCAAATTCTAACCCGGACCACCCATTATAT